AAATGAAGTAGAAGTTTCTGCTGAAGAGAAGAAACCATATACACTCTCTAACTCAGAGATTCAGGTATTCAAAGACTGCCGTCGCAAGTGGTGGTTAGGCTACTATCGCCGTCTCCAGCCACGCACTAAGCAATTCACTGGTGCTCTTGCTCTAGGCTCTCGTATTCACGAGGCTTTAGATATGCACTACTCAAGTGGTCAAGACTTGCTTGAGGCTCACTCACAACTTGTTGAACGCGACCTAGCAAAACTTGTTGCTGAGTACCGCGACACATATGACCTTGAAGCAGAGGCTGAACTTGGTCGCATTATGCTTGAGGGCTACCTTGAGTGGATGGCTACCGAGGGTATTGACGCGGACCTAGAAATGATTTCTACTGAAGAGATTATTCAGATGCCATTGTTTGATGGAGATGTAGTTCTCCAAGGTAAGTTGGATATGCGTGTCCGTCGCAAGAGTGATGGTGTCCGTATGTTCCGCGACTTCAAGACTGTTGGTGGTTCGTTTGCAGACTTTGCTAACCAAGCCCAAATGAACGAACAGATTCTTACTTATATGCTTTTGGAATCCGCTCAGAACAAAAAACCTGAAGAGCGTTCCGAGGGCGGTATCTTTACTATGCTAAAGAAAGTAAAGCGAACAGCAAATGCTCGCCCACCGTTCTATGAGCAGATAGAAGTTCGCCACAACCAGTACACAATGCGTTCTTTCTGGCAAAGAATCCACGGTACTATCTCTGACCTTATGAATGTCAAGAAGTCTCTTGACGCTGGGGCAGACCCTAATTTTGTCGCTTACCCGAGTCCTGGCAAGGACTGCAAGTGGAAGTGTCAGTTCTACACTATTTGCCCGCTTATCGACGACGGTTCCGCCGCCGAGGCAGCAATCAGTGAGATGTATGAGTCAGCCGACCCATATGGTTACTACAAATCAGAAGACGAAAAGAAAGGTAGTGAGAACTAATGTCACAAGTACATCGTTCCCTTACTCTCATGGTCTATGGCGAATCAAAGGTTGGTAAATCAACTTTTGCTGTCACAGCACCGTACCCTCGCCTGATGCTAGATGTTGAGGGTGGACACCGTTTCCTACCTATCAATGTAAAGTATTGGGACCCAATGCGCGAAGAGCCACCTGTGGCTGACGGCACTTGGGACACCGTAGTTGTTCAGGTTCGCGACTACGATGTAGTCCTAAAAGCGTTCCAATGGCTACAGTCTGGTAAGCACCAGTTCAAGTCGCTTATCATTGACTCCATCTCAGAACTTCAAGTGAAGTGTATGGATAACATCGCTGGTACAGAGCAAATGAAGATGCAACAGTGGGGCGAACTACTTCGCCACATGGGACATCTTCTACGCGACCTACGCGACCTAACCTCGCACCCTACTCAGCCTCTTGAGGCTGTAGTTATGACTGCTATGGCTAGCCGTGGTCAGGACAATCGTATGCACCCTTATCTACAGGGTCAGTTGAAAGTTCAGGCTCCGTACTTTTACGATGTTCTCGGATACATCTCTAACGAGACTATTCCAAATCCAGACCCAACTCAGTTGCCTTACAAGGCACGCCGTATGTATGTGGAACGCACGGATGAAGTTGAGGCTGGAGAGCGTGTTCAGGGTCGCCTAGGTGCGATTGTTGAGCAGGAGAATCTCGGAATTGAGCGTATGCTCGACATGATTTTCGGTGTAAAGACCGAGAAAAAGAAATCTGCCTAGAACCGTTCTAGCAGATAACACAACCCAAGTAAGGTATGGTGAGTGCTATGAGTAGCATTAACTGGGCAGATTTAGTAAAGGATGCTGGCGATGTCGCTGGCGGAAGTTACGAGCCGTTGCCCGACGGCGATTACGACCTCAAGGTAATTGAGGTAAAGAGCACAGTTACCGCTAGCGGTAAGACTATGTTCAAGTTGACTACGGAAGTTCAGGGTGGTGCTTACAACAAGCGTCGCGTCTGGGACAACCTAGTCATCTCCCCTGAGAACAAGAACGCTTTGGCTATCTTCTTCTCTAAGATGGCTGCTTTAGGACTACCTCGTGAGTTCTTCAACAACAACCCATCAAACGCTCAGATTGAGGCATCACTTGATGGCAAGGTTTTCCGTGCCAAGGTTGGTTCTCGTACATGGAACGGTGACAAGCGTAACGAACTCACCAAGTACTATGTCCAGAGCAACCAAGTCGCTGCCACTGTAGCAAGCACTGCTGGTGCTGCGGTTCCACCGCCACCTCCTGCTCCTGCTCCAGCCCCTGCGGGTGCGCCACTTTCGGCACCAGCAGACGCTCCGTTCTAGGAACCACTAGAGAGGGACATCGCTCGCTATAATTAGTAGTGGGCGGTGTCCCTTTTTACATATACAAATAAGGAAATGATGTCAAAGGTTTTTTTAACTGGTATGTCTGCGCCTCAAGCGTCGCCCAGTGCAAACCAAAAGTCCCTAAGTTTTGCTGGGGTACTAAATAAAGTTTTGACCAGTGCTGGTCACGAAGTTACTTGGGCTAGTCCTAGCGTCTATATGACTGAAGAGACTCTAAATAAGTTTGATGCCGTGCTAGTTGGTGTAGCACCAATCAGTAGCGTCGGCTCTAATAGGGTCTACGGTGCCCTCAGTGTTATCAATACGCTAAAGAACTCTAGTAAGTTGACTCTATTCATAGACACCCCAAGCACAAGCCAGATTGAGCCAAGCCTAAAGTCTGTAATCTTAAATCCAGAGAGCCTCACTAAGTCTTTCTTCTCTTATCGCAAAGAGTATTCCAATGTTGTTGCTGATAAAGATTTGCTTTCGTCGGTAATTGCTGGAGTGAAGTACCTATACGAAAGTCAGTGGATAACCACCATCTACCCTCAGTTGCCTTGGAAGTCTGAAATAAAGATTTGTACTAACGCTAAGGAAAACCTAGTAGGTGTCAACTTAGACTCTCACTTGCTATCTTCGGAACTAGACAAAGTCGATAGAAGACAGAAGTGGGCTATTGATAACATCTCTACGCCTTGGGCTAAGAACACCGTTGACACCCTGAGTCTCCCTAACTCTCTTATGAAATGGAATAAGGGCTGGACAGATGAGCAAGTGCTTGAGCAGATTGCTCGTTCTATCGGAGCAATTATTTCTCCTGACAAAAAAGACGGCACTTACTGGTCATATAGATATGTTCAATCTATGAACACAAACACTCCAGTAGTTACTGACTGGAAAGAGAGCCACGCTATAGGCGATGCGTGGAATGTCTTGGCTACTAGCATTGATACAATGAGTCAAGACAAAAGAGATTTGATTGCTACGGCTCAGCGGGAGATTTACATAGCCAGCATACCTAGCAAGCAAAACGCTGTAGAAACTCTACAGCAACTAATATTTAGGAAAGACTAATGCCAAAAGTAGACATTGACTGGGTAAAAAACCAGTTTTCTAAAATCAACATCCACAAGGGTACTGGACTAGCAATCATTGAACTACTAAAAGTGTGGGAGCAACTGGACATCAAAAAACCAGATGTAGCCAAAACCGTGCTTTCTGTGTTCTCAGAACTTGCTCAAGGTCACGCAATTGTTCCACCAGACAACTTCACTTGGGTTCAGGCTCGTCGTGGAGACATCAAGGTTAGAGACATTGTCCGTGTAAAAGCAGATGGATTCACTGGAGATGCTGGACACGCTCACAATGGGCGTACTGGAGTGGTAATTGCTATCCGCTCTGGCGACATTATTGTAGACATCACTGACGAGCAAGAGCCAGAACTAAAAGGTGCTCACTATCAGCCAGAGGTTCTAGAAAAAAGAGTATCGGCCTAATGAAAACCAAAATTACTTTTGAAGTAGTTGGTAGCAATAAGTCAGATATTGAACGCAGGGCACTAATTGAGATTTCTGAATTTTTGGGAATTGAAGTGGAGAGCGTAGAGTCTAAATGCGACATTGAACTACACATCGAACCTGGGCTAGCAGGAAAATTCAAAGCAACTGTATATGTAAGGGTAAAGTAATGGGAAATTCAGCACACGAAAACAAGTCTTGGGCTTCTACAGTCATAAGCAAACTACAGCCAAAAAGTGTTTTGGATATTGGTCCTGGCGAGGGTATTTATGGAAAGATTGTCCGAAAGTACTCACCAGCGACAAAAAAACTTGTTGGTGTCGAGATTTGGGCACCTTATGTAGAGCAGTTCCAACTTCGTGAGTTCTATGATGAAGTGTGGATTTGCGATGCTCGTATCTATTCTGACTTCAAATATGACTTAGTAATTCTAGGAGATGTTCTAGAGCATATGAGCAAAGAAGATGCTGTTGCTCTATGGAAAAAAATCTCTAAGCAAGCGAGGTACGCTCTTATCTCAGTCCCAATTATTCACTTCCCTCAGGGGATTCATCACGGTAATCCTTATGAAGTCCATGTAAAAGAAGACTGGACTAGCGAAGAAGTTATGGAAAGTTTTCCAGGCATAGTGGCTCACGAAGATTTTAAAGTTACTGGAATTTATCTAGCAAAGTTTGACAACGCAAAGAAAAAGAAGTAGTATCTATAACACAAATGACAAAAGGACAATCATGCAAACATTCGTACCACTTACCAGCACTGTAGACGACATCGCTAAGGTGCTTGACAACAAGCGTCTCAACAAGCAAGCCTTAGAGGGCTGGCAGATTCTTATGACCCTGCTCGAACTAGACCCGCAAGGCAATCACCGTGTCCCTAAGGGCTGGTATAACCACCCTGCCGTAAAGATGTGGCGTGGACACGAAATGGCTCTCTTTATGTATGTCAATGCAATGGTTGAAGAATGGAAGTCTCGTGGCTACAATTCAACTATTGGCACTAAGGCTTGGGGAACTATTCAAGTGGCTATGTCTAAAGGCATTATTAGCGACAACAAACTAGACGCTCCACAATGGATTGAAGACAGAGACCTATTTGAGCAAATAGCGTCTAGCCATAGATTAGCCTTGCTTAGCAAAGACTACGAGTGGTACTCACAATTTGGTTGGGCTGAGGACACTGGCACTAAGCCAGAAACTTATGAATACATCTGGCCTGTAAATTAAATAATAAACAGCGTGTTGCGTTGTTTTATTCTATAAAACAAGTTATTCTTTTATAGAGGTAATTCTATGAAAGATTCACGCATCGGCGAAACTCTATGGAGTGAGTGGTTTGGCAACGGCTACAAAAAAGAAACTCCAGAGTCATTAGTCTTCTACACAGAAGACCATGTTGACATCCATAACGAAATAGTAAGACGCGCTTTAGCCTCTGCCATACAGCGAGACGGTACAACCGACTCTCTTGGCGAGGCTTTTCGTCTACTAGACGGTCCAGTATTAGTTAGTCACGGCTACGCTGGATTTATTGACGAAGAACTCACCCAATGTGATAAAGACGCAATGACAGCCTACGAAGACGAGGCAGAGAGCGTTTTACATATCACTTGGGTTGAGATAAATGTCAATAGATAATACAAACTGGCAAAAAGATTCATTATGCTCTAAAAAAGAAAATGAACATATGATTGAGTGGTTCTTTTCCGAAGAGCCAGAAGAAAAATATGCCGCTAAAAACTTATGCTTTAGTTGCCCTGTAAGGAAAGACTGTATCAAGTTTGCCCTTGAAGAAAAAGAAATCTGGGGAGTTTGGGGTGGTAGAGATGAAAATGAAATTCGTCGAATTCTTTCTGTTGATGCTAACGGCGATGAATACCGTAGAGGTCGCTTTCCTCAGTGTCCTTTTTGCTTTGCTCGTACAGCAAAATTGAAAACTTACATTGTTGACCTACCTGGTGGTGGTCGCTGGACTACAGCCCGTATGGTTGAGTGTACTGATTGTGGCTTTGCTTGGCGTAGTCGAACAAGTGCCAATGCTGTGAATTCATATCATTCACAAAAAGCGGATAAGAAAAAACCTAAGAAGTAAGTCTTACAGTCTTACTGGAATTACGCTGATGTTTTCGCGTGGGTCGTAATCTCCGCCAAACACCATAGTAAGTAGTCCTGGTTTTGATTCCATACCTGAGCGGTCTCTAAACCATTCGCTTCCCGGGTCTGTCGTTGGGCACTGAAGCCATAGACGGTCACCGATATCCATTGTGCGGAAGTTGTGGAAGTGTCCTGATACCCAAATGTCAGCACCGCCTAATGCGGTCTGACCAGCAGCGTGTCCAGACAAGAACTTCATTACATTGTTCTGGTTAGCCTGATGACCGTGAAATAGTCCTAGCATTGTGCCATTGATGTCCACAGTTAGAGTTTGATGTCCAGATGATGGATAACGAAACTCTACATGAGCAAGTGCTGGATTCTCAGCACAAGCATCTTGAACTGCCGAGGCAATCTCAACATTCCAACCATCGGCTGGGTCGGCAGCAACCTGACGAGTAACTTCATCGTGGTTTCCATTTACTACGGGGACAATAATCCGCTCTGCTAGTGGGGCTAATGCTTTTATTTGAGCCATTAGCAATCTTCTAGCAACACGAACCTGCTCGGTTAGTCCAAGGTCAGATGATGCCAAACCTTGTAGACGACCATTTTGAGACACATTTCCCTCGACATGGTCGCCAGGTAGACCTAAAACAATAGTCCCGAGATTCAATCCCATCTTTTGTAGACCCTTAAATCTTGCTACTGACTGCTCAGTTAAATTTAGTAGTCTGTCGATTGATTGCTGAGTTCCGCCAGAACCAGTCTTCTTACCAATTTGCTGGTCGCTAGGAAATACTCCGTAGGCTCCATCGCCAGTAGAGACTTTGATTTTTTTGCTTGGTCTCCACTTTTTGATTTCATCTACAAGTTTTTCAGCATCTAAGCGCTCTGCTTGCTCTATCGCAATAGGGAGTAGGTTTACGCGTACGGACTCGAGCCACTCGCCTGAGTAAGTTTGCCAGCGTGAGCGTCGTAGTGATGACACTGACCAAGCGTTAGGGTCTAGGTCAAACTCTTCAAGAATAGTTTTGCTGTCTGGTACTTCACCTGCTGGTCGTGGCTTAGAAACAACAAAACCACCCTTAGATTCATCTACATCTAAGCGTGGTCGCCAGTCTTCGGGGGTGTTTGTGTATCTTATGTCCGAACCAGATTTCCCTGGACTTGACATATCTTCTAAACGGTCTGAAAGAGACACTATTTTCCTGCCACTAGGTTGAAGCAACCACAGTCTTTACGGCGGTGTCTATCAACTGTACTTAGACTAATATCATAACCCTCTTCACGAAGAATCTTTGAGAGGGAAACATTAGTAACTCTGCCCGGAACTCCTTCGGGCGTGTCGACGGTCTCTACCAAAGTTGCTTTATCTTTTTCTGACAAGACATTGCCAACGAGCAGTAGCCCAATTTTGCAGAGCCTACTGGTCGATTCCTTAGATGCTGACTGGAGTCGTTCTGATAAAGACATAAGTAAATCCTTTGGTCAGTTGTGTCATTTTTATTCTATCTTATAGCGGCTAGATATTAGTTTTTAATTCTGTTTTCTTTGTGCGTCGTGTCTTTGTTGCTTCAACTGGTTGCGTCGGGATTAGGAACTCTTTTATAAGAGCCAACTCAGTTGTTGTTTTTAGGGCGTGAGACTCAATGGTATTTACTCGGTCTGCTAGAGATGAACCACCGTTTTCCCAAAGTTGGTGCTCTACTCTGTCTAGGCGGTCAGCCAGCGTGCGACCATCCCTGTCCACTCCAATAGCACTGCCAATTCGATTGGCAACTCTATAGATTGCCACTAGGGAGCCGATGATTACACCAAGTGCCGTGATTACTGCTGCTATGGTTAAAATAACTTCTTGAGGCATGGGCTAAAATAGAACTCTCGTTTTGGTCTTCATAATGAAGAAGTCTTATGTATTAGTTTATCTAATAAATCAAAAGCCTATTTCTTTTTCTTGAAGAATGGCGGCTTTGCTTGCTCTTTCTGAAAGACTAAGTGCTACTATGGTGAGACTAGAACAACAGAAAACGATTGAGAGACGGGTACCGTGGAGAGGCTTTTAGACACTGATGTCATCTGACCACATTGAAAGACTAAAAAAGGCTACCAATTGGTACGCCAAACAGGGGTGGAAAATACTGCCCTGCTACGGCATTAATGACTCTGGTAGATGTACCTGTAATGGTCAGCACGACGAACCTAAAGATGTTGGTAAACACCCAGCAATTGGTGATTGGAATACTCGCGCTTCTAATGAAGATGCTGTAGTTCAGGCTTGGTGGGAAAACTCTCCTGAAAATAATGTTGGCGTTGTCTGTCAGAAATCTGGCTTCT